CGCTCGGATCGTCGCCGAGTGCCGCGATCAATGCCGCGGCGCGGATCGACGTGCTGCTCGAGGACCAGCCGCTCACGATCAGCGGTTACGGCTGCCTGATGATCGCGCGCGTTGAGCGCGTGCGCGGCACCGAAGTGGATGACGTCGATCCCACGATTCGCTGGCAACACCACGGCGGGCGCTATCGCGTGCTCGCCACCCCGACAGGAGTGCCCACATGAGACGCGCAGGCCGCAATGGATTGGTCAAGTACGACCCGACGGGGGCCGGCGGGGCGACCGCCGTCGCGCTCCTGTCGATCAAGACCTGGCAGCTGTCGCTCGCGACCGAGCAGATCAACGTCACGTGCTTTCAGGACCAGAACAAGGTTTATGTGCCGGGCATGCGGGACATCTCGGGAACCTTCGGCGGGTTCTGGGACTCGGAGGATCTGACGCTGATCGAGGCGACGCAGGCGACGACCCCGGGCTTCCTGGTCCTGATCCCCGACTCGACGGACCTGGACGGCGGGACGCCGGCGGCGCCCTTCGCGTTCGAAGGCAAGGCGTATCTCGACGCCGAGATCAACACCGACGCCGAGGGCGCGCCGGAACTGTCGGGCAAGTTCATGGCGGCCGGGCCGTGGACGCTGCCGACGGCGGCGTAGATGTTTCGGACCGTCGCGCTCACGGGCCGGCAGGGATCGCTGTCGTGGGGCTACCGCCCTGCGGCCGACCTGCGCGCGTTCACCGTGAGCCGCGATGAGGCGCGCGCGTGGCATCTACGCGCGCGCCTCGCGACGGTCGACCAGTACCGGATCAAGCAAGTGCCGTTGATCTTCACGGCGCCGCGCACCGCGCGGCCGCGCGGGTGGTGGACGTTCCCGGTGCTCCCGAACACCGTCCGCGTCGCCGGGTCGGTGCTGACCGCGGCGCTGGGGCCGCCGGAAGGCCGATAACCATGATTCGCTTCGTGACCCCGGAGACCAAGACGCTGACGCTCGAGGGCGGCGACACGCTGACCGTCAAGGCACGGCTGTCGCACGGCGAGTACACCGCCATGTTTGCACGCACGTATCGCGAGAAGCCCGACGGCTCGCCCGGGGTCGACTATCTCGCGACCGGGGACGCGCTCGTCTTGGCCTATCTCGTCGAGTGGAGCGCCGAGCCGGCGCTGCGCGGCCTCGGCGACGACGAGAAAAGCGATCTGATCCGCAACCTGGATCAGGCGTCGTTCCTCGCGATCAAGCGCGCGATCGAGGCGCACGAGACCCGCGTCGCCGCTGAGGACGCCGCGCTAAAAAAAACGGCCTCTATCGGCGTCTCGTCGCCGCCGACCTGGCCGTCTGTCGCCTGACCGGCGGCGGCCTGTCCTACCGCGACCTGCAGGAGCTGCCCGAAGTGGTCTATCGCATCCTGGTCGACGAACTCACCCACGCCCCGCGTGAGGCCGCCCGATGGCGCTGAGCAGCACCATTGCCGCTGACTTCTCCGAGTTTGTCGGGGAGTGCAAGAAAGCCGACGCCGGCCTGGCCTCGATTGAAAAGGCGTCGAAGGAGACCGAGGCCGCCCTGACCGAGATGGGCACCTCGGGGACCACCGCGGTCGGGAAGACCGGCGACGCGCTCGCCGACGTCGGGACGAAAGCCAAGAAGGCCGGCAGCGATGCCGCGGGGATGAAGGACGGCCTCGAGGTCGCCGACCAGGCGCTCGACGCGCTCGGGATCAACGTCGGCAAGCAGATCAACGACCTGAAGCAGCTGGGCAACGTCTCCCTCGATACGTCGACAATGATCGGCAAGCTCGGGACCGCGATCAGCGTGGCGTCGGCGGCGATGGTGGGCTGGCAGATCGGGCGCAAGATCGCCGAGCTGACCGGCAGCGACCAGATCATCGGCGATGCGACGGCCAGTATCCTGGGCTGGCGGGATGCCGGCCAGGCCGCCGCCAACAATGCCGACGTGCTCCGGCGCGCCTTCGAGCAGACCGGCCAGGTCTTCACCGACGTGCATGCGGCCTCGGAAGCGTTGCGGAAGTCCTCCGCGGCGAATGCCGAGTCGTTCAACACCGGCGCGCAGCGGGTCAAAGGCTGGTCGGCGGAACTCGCCGGCGCCAAGGGTGGCGTCGGGGCGCTGAAGGCCGAGATCGAGGCGAACAATTCGACGACCGCCGAGATGGCGCGCCACTTCGGCGTCAGCGAGCGCGCGATCGACTATCTCAAGCGGCAGATGGACGCCAGTAAAGCCGCGCTGAAGGACTTCAACGCCGAGCAGGACAAGGCCGCGCAGAAGGCGCAGCAGCAGGCCGACGCGCTGACGCGGCTGCGGGAGTCGATGTTCGGCACCGACACCATCGCGAAGGCGCAGCAGTATGTCGCCGCGCTCGGGCCGATCGAGAACCTGACCCGGATGTCGACCGCGGCCCAGACGTCCATGAATGCCGAACTCGGGAAGGCGATCGAGGCCTACACGCGCATGGGCCAGGTCGCACCGCAGGCGCTCCGGGACATCTACACGGCGACCTTGCCGCTCCCGCCGATCATCGCCGGCCTGGGCGACGCGTGGGCCAATGTCGGCAAGGTCGCGATCCCGACCACCGAGTCGATCATCGGCCCCATGCAGCAACTCCAGCGGGAGGCCGCCGCCTACGAGGCCGAGACGCAGCGCCAGGCCGACGCCTGGAACCGCGGCGAGCGGGCCGGGCAGGCGTATGCCGACACGACCCGCCAGGTCGCGCAGGAGACCGCGCAGACCACGCAGCAGATCGTCCAGCTCAACGCCGCACTCGGGCAGAACGCCACGGCCTACGACCGCGCGATCGCCGGGGCGCAGCTGCTCCAGGCCTACGCGGAGGCGGGCGTCGCCACGTCGGGCAGCATCGGGCTCGGCGGCTACGAGTTCAAGCAGCTGCAGGAGACCGGCGTCCCGGGCGGCTGGGGCGGCGTGAGCTGGGCGAATCGCACGCCGGCGCCGACCGAGGCCTGGGGGCGCGGCGGGGCGACGCAGACCACGAACACGCTCAACGTGAACGTCAACAGCACCAACGCGCAGGACATCGCCAACAAGCTCGTGACCGAGATGCGGCATCAGGGAGTGCGCTTCTGATGGCTGCGGTCTCGCCGTCGCATCGGCCCGGCTGCGCGCGGCTCGGGTTCGCGCGCCTGAAGGCGTTCCGCCTCAATGTCTACGAGCCGTGGCTGCAGAGCACGGTCGATGGCGTCGTGAACCCCGGCGGCGGGCAGCCCGGGACGGGGCTCCGCATCGAGGGGGCGGCGATTCAACACATCCTCAACGAGCAGACCGACACCGCGAGCTTTCGCGCGCGCGGGTTTACCCCGGTCGCCGGCCAGGTGCTGCAGGTGTTCAGCGGCGACGCCACCGACCCGGCGCACGCGCTCTTTGGCGGGCGCATCCTCGAGACGACGCTCGTCTACGAGGACGTCAAACACAACGTCGCCTACGACCTGCGCTGCGTCGATCCGACCTGGCTCCTGCAGCGGCAGCTCGTGCTCGCCACCTACACGAGTCAATCGGCGACGGCGATCGTGCTCGACCTCGTCGCCAAGTACACCCGCAACGTCACCACGCGGGCGGTCGCGCCCGGCCTGCCGACGATTGACGCGATCACGTTCACCAACGAACAAGTGCCGGCGTGTCTCACCGAGATCTGCCGGCGCATCGGCGGGTACTGGTACCTGGATTACGTCGGCGATCTGCACGTGTTCCTGACCGAAGCCGAGACCGCGGCGGCGATCACCGATGCGCAGCCGCGCACGTCCCGCAACCATCAGCTGCGCGAGGATCTCTCGCAGGTCGTCACCCGGGTCATCGGCCGCGGCGGCGGCGTCGGGATGTCGCTCGACCTCCCGGCCGGCCAGGTCGAGATCCCGGTCGAGGAAGGGGACGAGCCGCAATCGTGGTACAGCCCGACGGGCGGGATCGTCGAGATCAACGCGCAGCGCGTCACCTATGCGGGCGTGCGCGGGACGGGGGCGACCGGGTCGCTGGTCGGTACCGGCAATGCGCCGAGCGCGGCGCTGACGTTTCAACCCTCCCAAGGGACCAACCTGACACCGAATGCGGTGTATGGATATGCCTGCTCGTTTGTGACGGCGAGTGGCGAGACCTTAGCGGGTCCGATGGCGAACTATCGCGCCGCGGTCATCAACCCCGTGGCTCCTCCTGCGGTATCCGCGCGCTCGCGCGGCTCCGGCAGTTACCCCCCGGGACTGATTAGCCCGGGGTCCAATTCGTTCAAGTTCCGGGTGCATATCGGCTATCGGGGCGGCGCGTGGGGACCGTTCGGTGCGGAGTCGGGGTTTTATGCGTGGGACGGGAATGACTGGGAGGTCTATATCGGCCCGCGCAGTTACTACACCCACAGCGACGGCACGAGCGCGTACTACTACCCGGCTCTGGAACCTGGAGGCCCCGCGGCTCCCACGAATAGCGTGTGGATTCTTCGGTGGGACAACGCGGGCTCCGTGTGGCACGGCGCCTCGTCGGATTCATTCTGGATCTCCAGCACTGGATATGTGTATCAGTGCGCGTGCAGTTACGACAGCGGGTGGCAGATCGTCCCCAGCGGCTATGGGGGAGTAGAAGTCCACGACATCCCGATCTCGAAAGCCACGGGTGTGACCGCGCGGAAAATCTATCGGACGGTCGCCAATGGGTCGGCGCTGAAACTGGCGGGAACGGTCAACAACAATACAGCGACCGCGTGGTATGACGACAAGACTGACGCCGCGCTCGGCGCGGCGCCGCCGACCAGTGACGGGTCCGGCATCAAGGACGACGGCCAGGTGCTCGTCGGGGCGACCGCGCTCCCGGTCTCGGCGACGGCGCCCTTCGAGGCCGACGCGATCCTGAGTGGCCCGACGCCCGGCGGCTGGGCGCGCACCGGCGGCATGGTGATCCGCTACACCGGGATCGCCAACGGGCAGCTGACCGGCATCCCGGCGAGCGGCCTCGGCGCGATCACCGCGACGATCCGCTACGGCGCTCAAGTGCTGGTGCAGCCGCGCCTGATTGGCGTCCCCGCGACCGGAACGGGCGCGCTCACGCTGCCGATCCGGAAGGGCGATACCGTCACGATTCGGCTCGAGCAGACCGATACGGCCGCGCAAACCGCGATGGCCGAGCGGTTGAAGTTCCCGGGCCAGGCCGCGGTCGCCGCCGACGGGATCATCGAGCTGGTGATCACCGATAGCCGGCTCGGGCTGGTGGAACTGGCGGCGCAGATCGCGGCGACGCTGACGGAACGCAAAGACCCACATTTGACGCTGACCTTTGAATCCCGCGACCCGTCGCTGCAGGTCGGCCGCCTGATCACCGTCAATATCTCGTCGCCGCCGATCAGCGGGACGTTTCGCATCCAGCGGATCACCTTCAGCGAGATCGCGATCAGCGGCGGGCGCGCGACGGTGCTGCCGCTCAAGACCGTCGAGGCAACCAACAAGCTCTATACGTTCGCCGACCTGGTGCGGCAGCTGCGCGGGCGCGAGGGAGGGGTCGGCTGATGGCGCTCGATCGCACCTGGTACAACACGCTCCTTGACGACGACGGCTCGGGGATGACGGGATCGGTCTGGGACAAGGCCGACGTCGATTCGCTGATGGACGCGGTCGACGCCGAGATCGCGCGGATGGATGCCGCCGCGCTCAAGGTGCTGACGGGGACGTGGACGCCCTATTTTCTCGGGAGTGGCGGGAATGCCGGGCAGACCTACGGATCGCAGAGCGGCAGTTATCTCAAGATCGACCGGGTCGTGCTCGTCAATTTCGGGCTCGTGCTGTCCGTGCTCGGCACGTTCACCGGGACCGTGAGCATCGGTAATCTGCCGTTCACCGTCGGCCCGATCCAAAGTACCGGCACGATCTTCTGGGCGGCGCTGGCCGCCCAGGCGACGGTCGTCGCCTATGCGGCGCCGGGCACGACGCTGATCAATCTGTGGGGGGCGCCCGGCGGCGCCGTCGCGACGCTCGCGCAACTGACGCAGGCGTCAATGACGGCGAGCGCGACGATCTCGGGATCGCTCCTGTATCGGGCGAACGCCTAACGGAGGAACACCCATCATGCCGATCGTGCAAGCGGGCAAGCAATTCACCAAAGAGGATCTGTTGGCGACGGCGGGCAATCTCGCCGCCCTGCTCGTCGGGGTGGCGCAGGATTGCGACGACTATCGCATCCAGCTCGAGACCTGGACCGATGCGGATCTGCTGGCGCTGGGGCTGACGCAGGAGCAGGTCAACGCGCAGAAGGGCTTCTTTGTCGGGGACGTGCCGGGCATCCTGACGCCGATCAAGGGGTCGGTCTGGATCAAGCAGCTGCTGGGGACGGGCGTCTGAGGACCGGGAACAGGACGGGAATGGAAACCGGCAAAACGTGGCAAAACCCGGCAAACCCTAACACGGCATGTGTCAACCCTGACGACCCCGGAATCGCGACCTTCGGCCCATTTCTATTGGTTTTCGGTGGTGGACGGCAGGAGGCTCGAACTCCCGACCTCCGCATTGCCCCTGCGGGGGTCGACTCTACGAACTAACGCATTAAGTCGTAAGGTCGTTCATGTCCGCCGCTCACGCAGCCGCCGGAGTTCGGCGCTCGCCCCCGTGAGCCACTCCCGATGCCGCTGGAGCTCGGCGCGCTGCTCGAGCAGCATTTGGCGTAGTTCGACCAGGTCCTCGTGCATCGCCGCCAGGTCGGCGTGCAGATCCTGACCGGCCGCCGCGACCGCGTCGAGCTCGCGCTGCAGGGCCTCGCGGTCCCTCACGCCCGCCGCCGCTGTGCGCGCGCCCAGTCCACCGCCGAGGCGTGCCCGCGCAGCCAGGCGTCGAGCTCGCGCGTGTCGAAGAGCAACTTGCCCCCGCGCCGGCAATAGGGCAGGCGATGCTCGACGATCAGGCGTTGCAGTGCCGAACGTGATCCGAGTCGCAGATAGGTGATGGCCTCACGCGCCGTGAGATAGGGACTGTCCATCAGAGGAATCGCTTCAACTTGTCGATCAAGTCACGGGCCGCGGTTCTGAACTTCGCCGCACCGTCTGGATCGGTTTCCATGTAATCCAGGTACTCGGCGGCGATGTCGAGCTGCTCGCCCCAATCCTGCATCGTCTTAGTCCACTTGCGAACGGCAACACGAAGATCCGTCGGCGCTGGTCCGCTCTGTTTGGCGCGCAATTGTCGTTCGCGCAAGCGCACAGATTCCGCATCGCGAACTCTGCCGGCCACAACTGCATCCGTAACCTTTTTGCGGATCTTCTCGTCTGGAATCGCAATCAATTCCTGCTGAATCTTTTCGAGTGTCTGTTTGGGCAGCGCGTGTTTGACGGCCGTGGCAATCATCTGTTCGCCGCCAATATTTCTTGCTCTGACGGCGGTAGCGCCAGAAATTTGGCCGCTCGAGATAAATTTTCGCGACTGCGGACTGAGCCCGGGAACACTCAACAATTCATAAATTCGACGCTCACTCAAACCCAGTAATTGAGCAACATGCCCGCGGGCATTGTTTTCACCCGCGCCCTCGAATCGTTCGATCAAATGCTGGATTCCTTCGCCCTTTTCATCATCGGTCAGCCCTTCCCGCTGGAGATTTTCGACAAGGGCTTGCGTCCGCATGTCGTCATCTGAAAGGTTGACGACCTCCAGATCGACCTCCTTCACCTTGAGCAGTTTCAGGGCTTCGAGGCGACGATGCCCGAATACTAATTCGTAGTGTGTGCCCTGCTTACGGGCGCGCAAGCTGCCCCAATAGCCCAAGGCTTTGATTTCGGTTGCGAGGGCCTGGACGCGTTCGCGGTCCATGTGTTTGCGCACCTGGAATGCATTCGGCCGAATCTGACTAATCGACACCTTCATCGCAAACACTCTCCATCATCAAAGAATCGTGAACAGGTGAGCAGACTTCCCGGCCTGCACCTGCGGATGATGGAGGGTTATGCGCCTTCGGTCCCGTTGTCCTCGTCGTGCCCGTTGGTCTCGCTCTTGAGCTCGAGCAGTCTCTGGTTGTACTTGCGCGTGAGATCTTCGTGCGCGACCTGGAGCGCCTTCACGCTCGCTGCGGCCACTTGATACTGATTCAAGATCGCATTCAGATTGTTCTGCACAACGCCGCTGCGATACTTCTCAGTCTCCAACTCGGCGAGCAGTTCTTCCGCGATCGCCTTGTGTGAACTCCCGCGGGCCCCCTTGATGTGCAGGGAGGCACCATGTCGCTTCAGGATGTCCTTGACGGGAGATTTGTCGACCCCGATAGGTTCGTCTGGCAGGTCTCTCGGTTTCATCACTGCTTCCTTTCGTTGTGCCTTGACTGGGTCCAGCCGTGGCCCCATGTCGCCGCCCCTGGTCGCCGGGAAGTCTGTCGAGCGCCGGCAATCGAATCACAAACAGTGAATCCTCACAAGCATAATCTTTCAAGCATTCCAAGCGGACTCGTCTATCTGGTCGTATCCTCTTCGGGACAAAAGCGTTATAGTGATATTCCAATCGGTATACTCAGCCACGGTGACCACCTGGCGGCAAATTCGGGAGCACTACGAGCGCGCGCTGCACCAGTCCACGCGCAACCAGGTCATGGTCGCGGAGGCCGGGGAGCTCCAGCAGAGCGCGGTTTCGAAGCTGCTTGCCAATTCGCGCCTGGGCCCGAGCGTGGAGACGTTTGTCCGGGCGGTGGAGGGACTCGGGATGCCGCTCTCAGAGTTCTTTGCCTCGCTTGAGCGGCGAGAACTCCCCGCGCCGCGATCGCCCTCCTCACCCGACGATCAACGCGCCCTCGAGATCGGCCGAGCCATCCTCAAAGCGATTCAATCGCCGCCCCGCCGTCCGCGTCGGTAGCCAGGACTTTCGCCTGTCAGCCATGAACGACATAACGACAGAAATCCTGGCAACTTTTCTGGCAACTTCCTGGCAACTTTTGGCCCCATGAACCGCCTTTGAGTGCCATTTACTGCCATTAGGCCAGACCGGCGCCTTGGCGACGGATCGGGCAATTCAGGCCTATTTTTATTGATTTCTTCGGGATTTTGGCTGGCGTCCCCAACGGGATTCGAACCCGTGTTTTGGCCTTGAAAGGGATAAACCTACAACACTTAAGTTATTGCGATCACAAGCCTTGGCGATTTCTGGCAACTTTTCCTGGCAACTTTTCGCTGCCTGGTGCGTCCTTCACCACGCCTTTGCGTCTTGCGGCCAGGACCTGACTCATGGCGTCGAGAGCCGCGCGATCGATCTCGGCGTGCGCGGCGAGCGTGTAGCGTCGCGGCATCAACGAGTGTTCGGCGTGCATACCCAACCGCGCGACGGTGCCCTCTGATTTCGTCGTGCGCAGAATCATCGTCAGGAAGGAATGCCGCAGGTCGTACAGCTTGAAGTGGCGTAGGTACCCGCAGCGCTTCAACGCCGCCTTCACCGAGCGCCCGAGTGAAGATACGGAAAATGGCCCATAGGCATCCGCAGCGTGGAACTCGCGGAAGGCGGACACGGCTTCTCGGCTGAGGGGCAGAATGCGTTCTTCGACGCCGTCCCCTTTGTCTCGACCGGCCACGTAGAGCGTCGCCGCCTGGAAGTCCAGATGTTCGGGCCGCACGTCCATCAACAAATGCGGCGGCAGGCCCGTGTGCATCAGCACACGCATCCGAATCGGCGCCAGAGCCAGGTCGCCGAGCGTGCCCTTCGCAGCCGCCCGGCGTTTCGGCATACGGGCGAGCGCTTTCTCGAGAATCAGGTAGTCGATCCCCCGCGGCCCTGGTTTCGGTTCTTTGGGATTCTTCGCCTTTTGGACCGGCCCGCCATCACCGATCAAGAAGACGAAGAATTGACGCAGCCACATCCGGCGCTTGCGCACGGTGCCGGGCGCGTACCCCTTGGCGGTCGGCCGCCGTCCCTTCTGCGTCGGGTCCACTGATCCGGCTTCTGTGAGCCAGCGATCGATCACGTGGTTGATCTCGTCCGTGGTGATCGTCAACGGGTTGCGATCGCCCCCGAGCGCATCCACCCACAGGCCGAGGTGTTGCTCGGCCTGGGCGATGGTGGCCTTCGATTGATTCTGCGCGAGAAAGTCCTGCACCTTGGTGGCGAACGATCCGGCCCGCAGTGGTCGATCGCCGAATTGCCGGATCATCTTCTCGCGCCACGCTTCCCGTTCCACGCGCGTCGACGTCAGGGGGAAGCGCGTGAACTTGACACCCTGCGGGCCCGGGCGGACACGCACATACACCTGAATATAGGGTTCCTTGCCATCGCGTCGGAACCGGGCGCCTTCTTCGAGTCTCATCATGGATGTAAATCACTCCACTATCAATGATATCCCACTCAGGATAGACTCGTGACACGGCGCCCCGAGGACCGGGCAGATGGGTCAATTCTGGTGCAATTTTTCATCTGCTTGACAGGATATCCTCAGAGGGGAGTAGCGTCGCGGGGTTATGAAGTCCGTCTACCTCCGCAGCCGACGTGAACAGCTGGGGCTGACGCAGGAAGCCCTCGAGCAATCCAGCGGTATCGCGCAAAACACCATCAGTAAACTCGAAAGCCAACCCCACGCACGGCCGGCCTTTAGTACGGTCATGGCCCTGGCCGCTGCGCTCGGCGTTGATCCCACACAACTCCGGTTCGGGCCCGATCCGCGGCGCCCAATCCGGCGGCGCAAGCGGGTGGCCGCATGACGGCCGACGTCCGCTGTTACACCGTGCCCGAGGTGCTCGAAAAGCTGCAGATGGCACCGCGGACCTTCACCGCGCTGAAAGCAGCGGGGAAGCTGCCATTCCTTGAGGAGCTGCGGCCGCGGCTCGGTCGTCGCGTGCGGTACCGCGCCGATCTCATCGACCGCTATCTGCGCGGCGAATGGGGACAGTCGCGGTCATTCCGTCGGACGGCGTGACATGCCGCGCACGGCCCCCCTGGTCTGCGTGCAGACGTGGTTCCGGAAAGACGGTCGCTATGAGCTCGAGCTTGCGAGTGCCCAGGACGCGCAGACGAAGCTCCGGTTTATCACCACGAATCGGGCCATCTACGACGCCGCGGCCCAGATCGAAGGCACCGACGCCCGCATCGAAGTCGTGTGGCAATGGGCTGATGGTCAAACGCGCGTGGTCGAGGCGGTCTATCTCTCGAACGGAGCACAATCACGATGACGTCAAACGCGCTCGAACCGATCGGTAAGACCTTGCCCGAGCCCGTCGCCCGCCGCGGCATCACCGAAGCGCAGTGGCGCACGCTGAAGGGCAGCCTGTATCCCGGCGCCCTGAGCGAGTCGGTCCTCGCGGTCTGGGATTACTGCGTCGCGCGCCGGCTCGACCCGCTCAAGCGGCCCGTGCATATCGTGCCGATGGAAGTCAAGATCGCCGGCAGCAACCGCACCGAGTGGCGCGACGTCGTGATGCCCTCGATTTATGAAGCGCGCGTCAGCGCGCACCGGACGGGGCTGTATCTCGGCCACTCCGAACCCGACTATGGTCCCGAGATCACCGTGGGCGGCGTGAAGGCGCCCGAGTGGTGCGCGATGACGTTCTACCGCCAGCATGGCGAGCACACGGTCCCGTTTCCTGTCAAGACCAAGTTCCGCGAAGTCGTCGCCACGACGAAGGACGGCAAGCCGAATGCGCGGTGGTCCCGGGCGCCGACGCAAATGTTGACAAAGTGCTGTGAGGCGGCCGGGTTGCGCGAAGCGTTCCCGGACGAACTCGGCGGCGAACACGTGGTCGAGGAGCTGGAAGGCAAGGTGATCGACGCGGCGCCGGTCACCGACGACCCCGTCCCCGAGCCCGACATGAACAAGCCGGCCGATTTCGAGGCGTGGCTCGACGACCTGCGCGCGGTCGCGGACAACGGGCTCGAGGTGTTCGCGTCGGTGTGGCAGGCGGCGACCCCGGAGCACCGCGGGTTCCTGACGGCGACGCAGCCCGACACCTACGAGCAGCTCAAGGCGCGCGCGACCGCGATCACGCGGCAGGCCGCCGAGGAAGGCGAGACGGAGTGACGATCCAAAGCCTTGCGTTCGAGGTGCTCGACGTGACGCCGCAGTCCGTGATCGTGGTGCGATCCAGGAGCCGCATTACTCCGGTCGCGCGCGATCTGATCACCCGGCAGCTGCGGGAGATCTGGCCGAACAATCGCGTCGTGATCCTTGATTGCGAGGACCTGCAAATCGTGATTCTGGATCCGCCCGTCGAGGCGTCGCATGCCTGACGTCTGCGACGTCGTCACGGTTGATCAGCGGACGCCGGCGTGGTTCGCCGTGCGCTGCGGCCGGCTCACCGGCACCGCCGTGCGCGATATGCGCGCGACGATCAAGACCGGGGAAGCCGCCGCCCGGCGCGACCTGCGGATCCGCCTGGTCGTCGAGCGGCTGACGGGCGTCACCCAGGACCAGAACGGCTATCAGTCGGCCGACATGAAGTGGGGGATCGAGCACGAAGCCGACGCGCGCCGCGCCTACGAAGCGCACACCGGCTTGCTCGTGCAGCCGATCGGCTTCCTGGCCCACCGCGAGCTGCTCGCCGGCTGTTCGCCCGACGGCGTGATCGGGGCGTGCGCCGGCGCCGTCGAGATCAAGTGCCCGAAGAGCGCGACGCACCTGGTCGCCCTGCGCACGCGCGCGATCCCGCCGGAGTACCGCCCCCAGGTCGATCACCTGCTCTGGCTCACCGGCGCGCCCTGGGCGGATTTCGTCAGTTTCGATCCGCGGTTCCCGGCGCCCGGGCGCCTGGTGATTGTGCGGGCGACGCTGAGCGAGGTCGAGCGGAGGGCGTACGAGATCACCGTGCGCAGTTTTCTCGCCGAAGTTGATCGCGAGCTGGCCGACGTGCGGCAGCTGTTGACGCCGGAAGGGATGGTGGCCCGATGAAAGTCAGTTTGGATGTGGCCTCGCGCGCCGAAGGCGATGCGCTCAAGCGCGCGTTTTCGGAGCAGACGTTTCGCGCCGTGGCGATGGTCGCCGGCGTGGTGCTCGAGCTGGAGTCGATCGACGACCGGATCCGTGTGCTGCGGTTCGTCGAATCGTCGCTCCTGAACGGGCACGGGACGCCGCCGGCGGCGCTCCGGCTCACCGATGGTAGTTCCGGTGAGTAAGCGCCGTGGTCTTAACGGACAACATTGCGACGCACCCGAAGATTGTGCGAGCAGGAGCGATGCTCGGCGGCCCGGACGGACGGGCGAAAGCCCTCGCGCTCTACGTCGCCAGCATCGGCTACGCGCGCCATTTTCTCACCGATGGGTTCGTCCCCGATGCGTGGTTGTCGACGAATGGCGTCGTTACACCGGTGTCCGAAATCGCGAAAGTGTTTTGTCACAAACGCGTCCGGTTGTTCCATCGGCGGCGCGGCGGCTATCTGATTCACGACTTCGAAAAAATGAACGCTAAAGCCAGTGACATGAAGGAGAAGCGGGAGAAGGTCCGCCTGCGCGTGGCGGCTTGGCGGGCGCGCCAGAATGGCGAACTCAGCCGGGTGTAACGCGTTACGTACTCGCGTTACCGAACGGATCGGTAACGGGATCTCCATCTCACAGAAGTACAGAGGTACTACCAGCAACGAGGTGGAATTCGGATCGTCTGGGTGATCCGTACGTCAGTGGTATCACCGCCGCGCTTCGCGCGACGGGCTGCGCAGGAATGAAAATGCAGAGGCGAAACCCGCTCACGTTCGCAGCGCTCTGTGCCATGGCTCGGAACGTGATCGAGCAGGAGCGGAGCATCGACGATGCGGAATGGAAAGAGCGCATCAAATGCCGCATTGCGCGGGAACGCCGCGCGTACCCGACGCCGGCCGAACTCGCGTCGGTCCTGGCCGCCGTCGAAACGGTGCTGGAAAAGCGATGGGGTCCGCGGCCGTAACCTTCGTCTCGGTGCCTGGCGTCCCCTGTCCGCAGTGCGGGGCGACAGGGCGGGCGCTGGTCGGGCTCGGGCTCGGGCGGCCGGAACCCGGCGACCTGGTGATCTGCGTGCTGTGCGGCGAGGTGGCGATCTTCACCGTGGCGATGACGCTGCGGGCGTTTACCGCCGACGACCTCGCGTATTACCGCCCGATGGATCTCGCGCGGGTCGCCCAGGCGGTCAGCGACCTGCGCACGGCGTATGACCGGAGGAACTGAGCCATGACGATCGCAGTGGTGATCGTCGTCGCCGCGGTGCTGGTCCTGATCCTGGCGGCCTTCAGTAACGGGCAGACGGACGATCGCACGACCAAACGCCCGGAGTGGTACGACGACGACGAGGAGAACCCCCGATGACGCACGACGTGACGCTCCTGGCGCCGAACGAACAGGACGAGATCGCCTATACGATGACTGAGCACCCGGAGATCAATCCGATGGACGAAGAGGCGCGCGGCGAGATCATCCAGATCACCGCGGCGCGGCTCAACGCCCGCCGCGATCGGCCGTGGGGCCGCAAGGCACGCAACGCCGATCCGAACAATCCCAATTGCAACACCGACGCGATCACCTACCTCCGGCCTGATGGGCTGTTCGAGATCATCGACGTGATCAGTGGCGTCGACGGCTCGGCGATGTGGGGCGAATGCGGGGCGTTTGCGCCGGGCGAAAACGGCTACTGGTACGCCGTGCCGGGCGACCAGATGGGGGAAGGCGGCGACACCATCGACGATGTGCTCGGGATGCTCGACGAGATGGGCGCCTCGATCGCGCAGCTGCAGACCGAGCTGAATGCGCTCACCGATCGGGTGACCACGCTCGAGACGACGATCGCGCAACCGCAGCACTGCCACGGACCGATCAATTTGCCCGTCGTGATGGACGGCTTCAGCCTGCGCACGGTCGGCGATATCGACGTCGCCGTGTCCCCCGGCGAGGCGACGCCGCCGCCCCCGCCCGGCGAGCCGCCGTCGCTACTCGACGTGGCCGCGCTCAAGCGGCTGCTCGATCGCCTGCGGCCAGGCGCGTAAGGGAGAGACGCCATGATCACGCTTGATTTGATTCTGTTGCTGCTCGCGCTCGCCTGTTTCATCGCCTCGGCCGCCGGCGTCTCGAGTCGGGTGAACCTGCAGAGCGCCGGCCTGGCGTGCTGGGTCTTGTCGCTGATTGTGTAATGCCGACCGCTCCCGCCTTGCCGTGTTCGATGCCCGGCTGTCCCGAGCGGCGGCCCTGTCCCCAGCATGCGCGCGTGCGCCAGGGCACGGGCGACGATTGGCACGGCTGGTACCTCTTGGCGCGCTGGAAGCATCCCGGCTACGGCCTGCGGGCGCAGTGTCTGCGCCGGGATCCGGTGTGCGTCCTGTGTCGCCGGGCCGGGATCATCGTGGCCGCCACTGAGGCCGACCACGTCATCCCGCATCGTGGGGATCCGCGGCTGTTCTGGGATCTCGGGAACCTCCAGGGGCTCTGTGCCACGTGCCACGGGCGCAAGAGTGCGCACGAGGGGGGTGGGGGTGGCGCGTAGATGGGGCCGTGCGGGGGCCTGGGGGGCGCTAGGGGCGCCGATACGGGGGGTGGGTATGGTTAGGGTAGGGGGGGGGGTATGCGGGGGGGCGTAGGGGCCAGGGTGCGGCGGCGGCAGGCGGCCGTGGCGGCCAGTAATCGCCCGGACCTGTCAAAGTGGACAGAGGCGCCTGAGGAGCCGACGGTGCAGGTCGAGCCGGCCCAGGCGCTCGAGGACTGGCCGCCCATCACCAGCGTGCATCCGACCTGGTGGCAGGTCTCTCGCCTCGAGGCGTGGCCCGATGGTGGTGTGCGGGTGCTCATTGCCGAACGGCGCACCGAGGCCGAGGCCTTCGCCGTCATCATGCGGCAGGCGCACCAGTGTGAGCTGCGGCGCTGGGGCGATCGCCGGCCGCCGTACGTCTCGCACCGGCCACGATTGGTCGTGGGGGGCGGCGACGATGTTTGAGTGCGGACGGGCTCGGATACCCCCCCCGACCCCCCGCGAGGTTTCGCCTGTTTTTCGGAGCAAAAACGAGCCGTTTCGCCTCAAATTTCCTGAGGAAATCTTCAAAAAGTGAAGAATCACTCAAAACAGGCCTGATTTCACGTGAAATTTACCCGCATAAACATTAGCCCGACTGCGTTTTGGCCAAAAACAGGCGCAAATTCGCTCAAAACCTGGAAGCGAAGGAAAAATGAGCCACGACAGGTCGCGACCACGAGAGTTCTGTATCGAGCATCCCGATCGCCCGGTGACGTTCTGGCATCACCCGGTCCCGAAGTCACGAGGTGGCACCTACAAGATCCCCCTCTGTGACGAATGCCACGGGAAAGCCCACCACGACGATGACTATTTCATGTCCCTTGGGGTGTTGCGCCAAGAAGGGATAGCGCGGGCGAGGGCGCAAGCGATTGCAGCTGGGAAGCCTTGGAGGAAACCGGGGCGCAAACCTGTAGTGATACCGCCCGACAAAGTGACACAAGTCAAAGGGCTAACAAACGTCCAGGCGGCCAAAGTGCTCGGATGCTCCACGTCCACAATCGAAAGGG